TTACAAACGAATTGTTTGATAAAATTAGTGTTGTACCTTGTCACTACAAAAGACAATACATTGAATGGCAAGACAGAGGCACAAGTTCTGGTGCACCTGTAGCAATTCATGACGCTGACAGTGATATTGTTAGTCAAACCACAAGAGGTAAAGACTACAAAGATAGACTACCCAATGGTAACTATCTTGATAATACTGCAAGTCACTTTGTATTAACTTTAGGTGAACAACCATCAACGGCTTTGATTTCTATGAAGTCTACTCAATTAAAAGTAAGTAGAAAATGGAATTCATTAATGATGGGTTTAAAACTACAAGGTAAAAATGGTTTGTTTACACCGCCAACTTATAGCCACATTTATAATCTATCTACCGTTCAGATGTCTAATGACAAAGGAACATGGTTTGGATGGGAAGTGGAAAAGATGGGACCAGTTACAGATAAAGCAATCTATGACATGGCTAAATCTTTTGCATTGAGTGTAGGTAAAGGTGAAGTGGAAGCTAAACACGGATCAGAAGATACTAAAGACTCAACACCATACTAAATAAAATCCTAGGAGTAGGCGTGGAAGCGAGAGTGGAAACGCCTATTAAAATTTATGTTTGAAAAAATATTTAAAGGATTGGAACGTGCGCATGGTTGTACCAAGGTTACAGCACCGGCAGAGAATGGTGTCAAACTAAAGGGACAATCATTCGTAGTACGTCAACCAGTTACAAAAGAATTATGGGAAATGCATTTAGACGGCAGACAAAGTCTGGGCATCATACCTATTAACGAAGACAATCAATGTGTGTGGGGATGTGTAGATATAGATTCCTACGCAGGCTTTGATCACAAAAAATTAATAGATAAAATAAAACAATTTAAACTGCCTTTGGCTGTATGTAGGTCAAAAAGTGGGGGAGCACATGTCTTTCTCTTCTCCGAACAACCGGTAGCAGCAGAAAGAATGAGAGACAAACTAACGGAAATAAAAACATTACTAGGATACGGCGGATCAGAAGTCTTTCCAAAACAAATACAATTAAAATCAGCAGATGACACAGGTAATTTTTTAAACCTACCATACTTTGGTGGTGAAGACACTACACGTTACGCATTTAGAGAAGATGGTGAAGCTGCAACACTAGAAGAATTTTACACATTATACAGTGAAATAAAACAATCAGACATTACAAAAATAAAAATAGAAAGACCACAATCAGAATATTCTGATGCACCACCATGCATAGAACTTATGGCTATGAATAAAATACCAGAAGGTGGTAGAAATAATTCTATGTTTCATTTTGGTGTGTACGCTAAAAAAAAATGGCCTGCAGAATGGAAAAGTAAAATGACATTGTTTAATGCAACAGCATCTACTGTGCCATTGAGTGAGTCTGAAGTAGAAATAATTAAACGTCAACACGATAAAAAAGAATGGGGTTACAAATGTAATGATACACCAATGTGTAACCTATGTGATAAAAAATTATGTAGAGAAAGAAAATTTGGTATTGGTGAAGAAATTGTATTTCCTGCGCTGACTGACTTACAAAAAATTAAATTAGAAAAACCATACTACTATCTAAACGTAGATGGTGAAAGACTACATCTGGAGAATGTAAAATTTTTAAAACAACAAAGTTTATTTCAGGAAGCATGTATGGAACAGTTGGATTTTAAACCACCAACAGTTAAACCAAAAGATTGGGATATGATAATAAACCCACTGATGAAGAATCACGAACCAATAGATCCACCAGAAGGTGTGACTACACAAGATCAATTACAAAATCATTTGGAAGAGTATTGTTTAAACAGACAAGTATCTACAGATAAAAGCGATCTTAAAAAAGGTGGTGTGTGGACCAACGAAGGTTATCACCACTTTGTATTTGACAGATTCTACAATCAGTTTTTAATTAGAAAACGTTGGGATGTACCATACTCACGTACAGCACAGATGTTAAAAGAAACATGTAACTGTGATGACAAACGTATTGGTAAAGAAAGAATTTCTGTGTTTGTTGTAAAACAGTTTGACAAAAAAGAAGACGACTACAATCAAAAAGAATTAAAACCAAAGGATATATTTTGAGAACGATTGTATTAGGACCACCAGGTACAGGTAAGACTACAACTTTGTTAAACAAAGTAGATGACTATCTGAAACAAACAGATCCTGACAAGATAGGTTACTTTGCATTTACACAGAAAGCTGCACACGAAGCAAGGGACAGAGCAATTAAAAAATTTAATTTAACAGAAGATGACCTACCATATTTTAGAACACTACACTCACTAGCATTTAGAAAGTTAGGTTTAAAAAAAGATCAAGTAATGCAACCTAGACATTACAAAGATTTAGGTAAAAAGTTAGGTTTTCCTGTAACATACGCTGACTACCAAGAAGACCAGGGTGGTATTTTTACATCAGACAGTGAGTATCTACGAATTATACAATTAGCACAACTACGAAACATTACACCAGAGCAACAGTTTGATTTACAAGAACACACGCAGGATCTTGAAAGAGATCAACTTAGAATCATACACAACGAGTTAGCAAGATATAAAAAAGAATATAACCTAATAGATTTTAATGACATGATAACAGAGTTTACAAAGTCAGATAAGTCTCCAAAGTTTGATGTAGTATTTATAGATGAAGCTCAGGATTTATCACTTATGCAATGGGACATGACACGATCCATTTGGAATAAAACAAAAGATTCTTTTATTGCAGGTGATGATGACCAAGCAATATTTAGATGGGCTGGTGCAGATGTAGATTCTTTTATAGCGTTAAAAGGACAATACCTACCACTAACACAGTCGTATAGAATACCTGCTAAAGTACATGGACTAGCAATGGGTATAATAAATAAAATTAGAAACAGAATAGATAAGTCATGGGAACCTAGGGTTAGTCAAGGAAACCTACACAGACATTTTGATATTGATAGTATAGACATGTCAACCGGTGACTGGCTAGTATTAAGCAGAACAAGACATATGCTTACTGACATAGAAGAATCTTTGTATAGACAAGGATTGTATTATGAAAACAGATATAAACGAAGTAGTGAAAAAGAATTACACCAAGCAGCTACATCGTGGGAGCATTTAAGACAAGGACAGTTAGTATCTTACAAAGAAATAGAAAACATGATTAAATTTATGAGTCCTAAAAATTGGCATGCTAAAAAAATAAAAGGTATGGCCAAAGGATCTTTTTATGGAATAGATCAACTAGTAAAAGATTATGGTCTACAAGTTAAGACAGTTTGGTATGAAGCATTTGACAGTGCAGGTCAGACTAAGGTAAACTACTTGCGTAAAATGAGAAAGAATGGTGAGAAACTAAACGAAAAACCTAGAATTGAATTATCCACTATACATGCAGCTAAGGGTGGTGAAGCAACAAATGTTGTGCTATTAACAGATCTTACAGAAAATACTATGCGAAGTTATGAAAGAAATCCTGATGATGAAAATAGATTATTTTATGTAGGTGCAACAAGAACAAAAGAAAACTTACATATAATTGAACCAAAGAAATACGAAAAAGGATACTTACTATGACAAATAAAGATATGTTTAAATCAACAAACTACAATTCTTTAGAAGACCAGATAGGTGGAAAGCACTACCGGTCGATGAAGATTCAACCTGCTGAATTTATAAATGAAAACAAATTACTTTTTGCAGAAGGTAACGCAATTAAATATATTTGCAGACATCAGTCAAAAGGAAAAGCAGAAGACATAGAAAAAGCAATACATTATTTAGAAATGATATTAGAAAGGGACTACGATGCCGGCTAAATCTGTTGTTAAAAAAACAATCACAGTTGATGACAAATATATATTTGATCTTGAAATATATCCAAGATTAGTTTCATGGGAGATATATCCTAAAGACTACCACGCTGCTTTGTATGCGTTTAGCAACAAAGATAAATTAAACAAATTAATAGAAGACGAACACGTCTTTGAAAAGAAGGACCCTCATGCAGATACCACTATTTAAACCACAGACAGAATGGTTACCACCAGAAAATTTTCCAGACTTATCTAAGTATGATGAGATTGCAATTGACTTAGAAACTAAAGATCCAGAACTAACAAAGATGGGTTCAGGTTCTGTAGTTGGTAAAGGTGATGTTGTAGGTATCGCTGTAGCTGTTGCAGGATGGTCTGGTTATTATCCTATTGCTCATGAAGGTGGTGGTAACATGAGTCGAGCAAAAGTTTTAAAATGGTTTCAAGGTGTATTGAGTACACCCGCAGATAAAATCTTTCACAACGCCATGTATGACGTGTGTTGGATTAAAGCGCTTAGTTTAAGTATTAACGGTAGAATTGTGGACACGATGATTGCTTCGGCCCTTGTTGATGAAAATCAAATGCGTTATGACTTAAACAATTGTGCTAAACGATACACCGGTAAAACAAAAAATGAAAGTGATTTATATGCAGCAGCAAAAGATTGGGGTGTTGACGCGAAAGCAGAAATGTATAAACTACCTGCCATTTATGTTGGTGCATACGCAGAAAAAGATGCAGAGATAACATTAGAGTTATGGCAAGAACTTAAAAAAGAAATACTTCACCAAGACATACAATCTATTTTTGATATGGAAACTGAATTGTTTCCTTGTTTGGTTGATATGCGTTTCCTAGGGGTGAAGGTAGACGTGACAGCAGCCAATCAACTAAAAACAAAACTAACCAAAGAAGAAGAATCACTATTATACCAAGTGAAAAAAGAAACAGGAGTAGACACTCAAATATGGGCCGCAAGATCAATAGCTCAAGTCTTCGATAAATTGAAACTAGATTATGATAGAACTGAAAAAACACAGGCTCCTTCCTTTACTAAAAATTTTTTACAGAATCACCCCCACCCAACTGTGAAACGAATTGCCCAGGCCCGTGAAATAAACAAAGCCCATACCACATTTATTGATACCATATTAAAGCATTCACATAAAGGTAGAATTCATGCTGATATAAACCAACTAAGATCAGATAATGGTGGAACTGTAACCGGTAGATTCAGTTACTCAAATCCAAATTTACAGCAAATTCCAGCTAGAAACAAAGACCTCGGACCTTTAATTAGGGCCTTATTTGTGCCCGAGGAGGGCCATACATGGGGTTGTTTTGACTATTCTCAGCAAGAGCCTAGGTTGGTAGTGCATTATGCAGCTTTACAGAATCTCTATGGAGTGGACGATGTATTGGACGCGTATCGCGAAGGCGATGCGGATTTTCACACGATCGTTGCTGATATGGCAGAGATACCTAGATCGCAGGCTAAGACCATAAATCTTGGCCTGTTCTATGGTATGGGTAAGAATAAACTACAAGCAGAACTAGGTGTATCTAAAGATGTATCAGATAGTCTGTTTAGACAATACCACAACAGAGTACCGTTTGTTAAGCA